ACATATCCCTGAACTGCTGCGTAGATGCCAGTCTGCACATCGATCCCGGTATTCAACTTTAATTGACCACGAACTGGAGTAATTGTACTACCAGTCTGGTCGATGGTCAGTAAAGTTCTAGACAAAAATGGCCGATAATTACCTGAATCCAAATTTGCCCCGCCGTCATCGCAAAGAAGCGCCATCGGCCGAGTATTCGTCGCACTCAAGACAACACCAGCACTGGCTGTATTCGCATATGTGCCAGTCTCTAGCATCCTAGTTGCAAAACCGTCAGCAACGTCAGAAAGATCCGCAAGCGTTAAGGACCCACCAGGACTCTCAACACGAACAAAAGCACTAGACGTTATCGTTCCCTCATTCATATAGAGGGCAGTACCAGTACCACCATCTGTATGTTGCCAAATCGCTCCTGTTTGCCAGCCATCAGTACCATCAGCCGGAACAGTAGCACCAGAACCAAACAATAGACCACGGTTATCAACAACCGGAGGCTGCATACGCAGCAAATGACAAACTCTACCAATCATCGTTCTGCCCTCTCAATAAAAGTTAAAAAATCTCCGAGACTAAACATCCCGAAACCCTCCGTATTACGTAAACGGACCCGCATAAGCGCCCGCTCTGTATTCAACATCTTCATGTGTTTCATAACCAATAACCGCCTCCCCACCACTATAACCATTCACAGCTAATCTTGCCTTAGGACCTCTGACCCTTACCGAACAGCCAGGATAAAGTAATGCAATTCCCGTTGCATCCGCAGCATCTTCACCAAAAGCAAGATATGTCACATTCGCATCATGCAATTGAATTGTTATATGATCTCGATTTACATCAGCAGCAATAATTTCAGTGCTGGTACTAATCGTCATTGTCGTTACACCGGCTGCCATATCATCCCCCAAATATTTGTTTTCTAAGTTTCACTAATGCAGAAGGTGTCATACGATCTCGTATTGCAGCCGCCCTTCTCCTGCGCCTTTCTGCTGGTGTCAATGGCACAGGCGGCTTCTTTGCCACAACCCGTGCCCTACGACGCTGCCCCATTAATCTATCTGCTTCAACATTAGCCATAATTCTAGCTTGTTCTGCTGGTGTTCTACCAGCTAGCCGTGCAGAATTTATTACTTGTTGACTATATCTTGGCATTAAACTGCTACTCCATTATAAGTCAGCGGGTAGGTTCCGCCAGTATCACCATGTCGAATACGCTCATACTCAGGTTCTACATGACCCATTTGGCCATAGACGCGGGCTTCCTTTTTTCTGTCTCTGGCGATTGCATCTATTAGCAACGTCTGAAACACTCCAGTATGTAATCCTGCCTCGTCATTGATCCGCTGTTCCGCTACAGCCAAGCAACTTTCCGTATAAAGCTCCGCAAGGTGCATACCACCAAGCGGATAAGGGTAAGTATCCGACAGCGCGCCACTGTAAGCTTCATACGCATAATAGAATGTAATGGCAGTATATGGTTCCGGCCAAAATAAAATCTCGCTCCGCTGTCCAGTTGTCCGATCCGATGACTTAGATCGTACTGCGGCATAAACTGGATAGTCCGTTCGATTCTCCTTCGCTCTTAGATCAAGCAGAATTCCAATGGACACTACAGATACAGCAGCACGATTATCATCAGGCGCATAATGTAAATTGCCTATGAGCCGACTATAACTATCAGGTAAATCATAATTGGCAGGCGAACGATTTATACGAAATGTAAGACCAGTGGCATCTCCCGGCGATGTAGTTAATGTTATGGCCCCAACTGCCACAGATGAAATATCATAAGTACCAGCATTAGCCGTAGGAGCCGAAACAATAACTTCATCATCAGTGGTAATTCCTTGCGCTACCCAATCAGCATAAGTAGCTGAATCAAATGAATCCCCACTTATAACCCCATCCGTTCCGGATGCTCCAACAGGCAGTGTGGTGGATGGTCGTAAAAATGACCATTCGTAACCTATTGTGTCAGGACCAACTGCCGGTGGATAGTAAACCCGACGCACTCCGCTCTGGACACAAACAGCAACTTCCGCAAGTTGCGCAGCACTCATACTACCAAGAGTCCGACCATATCCCAGGAAGTAGCCAACTTCTTGCTGTAGTTCAGTCCAACCTATACTTAAACCACTTTCGGCCATGTTATTTCTTTATCCGGGCGGGCTACTAAGCGAAGAGAGTAACTTAGTAGCCCGCTGCCCTACCCGGTAAGTTTACGCACCGGCAAGTACCGGAACATCTTCCGTTTTTCCGATCACAATCCAAGCACCATCCCATTCGAGGGTAATCGTCGTATTAAGGCACGTCGAGGCACCCGCAAAGGTAACCGTATCCAGACTAACATCGTCAATATCATCTGTCACACCAGCCGTGACAGTAATCACGATATTACTAGTTGTGAGTTCCGTATCAACGACACCATACTTCTTACGGAGACCTGGAATAGTTCCATTGGCAATAGTAAGAGTCTCATTCGACCCAATACTGGCACCAATAAAGAACGTAGTCCCACCAACCATATGGCTCGCTAGAGCCCCGGCCGTTGCAGTCAGATCCTCACAGCCACCAGATTGCGGACCTTCCATTAGTTCGCATAAGCAACTCTGAGCAGTTGCAACATAGGTTGTAGTCTGAAGCGGCCGAGCCGAACCCTTACCAGGAAGGCCCATGCGCCGAAACTGACCAACAGTTGCGGTAGTTACGTCAAACGTGAGGAAACCAACACCAACCACAGTGCTGGCGCCCACGAGAACATTACAAACACTACCAGGTTTATAAATCTCAATGAACTGCCCAGTTGAAATAGCAGAATAAGCCCGCGCAGCTACACCAGCAAAATGCTGAGCATTTGCAGTAGTAGGAGTCTCGACACGATTATATCGACTAGGTTCACTGGTAGTTGCCGTACCGTAATCCCAATTGTAACATACCGCTTCACCTTCGCTCAGCGCAGCGTTACTCGAATACCAAACCCATTCGGATTTAGTTTTGCCCACATCAATGGGAGCATTAATCGCTTCAGTAACCATTATTCTTTCCTTTTGGAAGAGTTGTTGTTATTGTTTATTACGCAACATGAAAAACGGCTTGCCGACGCAAGTTAGTGCAAACCATATTCATGGAACAATCCAAGTCCACCCGCTGCACAAGGTGCATATTCGGTACATCGTATGGCTTGCCTAGGTTATTTTCCCAACCTGCCAGAACACCAAGGCCCATCCACTTCCAGTCAAGCATATAAACCGGATTTTCTGAATCGTTATCTAGATACGGAGCATAAGTAATAGGCGTGCCCTTAAATTGCGCCTTGCCATCTTTGCTGGCCATATCATTCCCGAGGTTCATATTCTGATCCTCAAGGATTTCCTCCATAAGACCGATTGTGTCAGTACCTACATAAATTCCGTTCTTCATACCGCCCAGCACCGGCTCAGCATGAGAAACTGGAGATCGGAACCTAATCGCACGACTTCCAGCACGCATCTTGCGAATCAAGTCTTCCTTTGAGACGGCAATGTATTGTCCATTGTAGTTATTGTAGCGCGGTTGAGCAGCTACAGTAATACCGGCTCGCCCGCCAGAAAAACCAGTAGGATCAACACCATTAAAACCTTCGGTTGCAGCCGCAGCTTTTGTTACCCAATGCGCAACCCCAAGCGGTGTCTTACTGTCATTCGCAGGGTTACTCCAAAGCCACTCCTCTAGTTTCTCGAAATGAGAAACCATCATAGCAACATACTTCGCCAGAACAAGATCCACAATCTTTACTGGACCTTTCTGGAACGCCTTTAGGCGCTTATCATAGACGTAGTGAGAATTAACGTGTCGGCAATTGACTTCACCGCTAACGAACGTATCAGCCATTGCCGTTCCGTCGGTCTCATAAAGTCCAACGGCACGTGTGCTGTAGTTGTGATCTACCTGGCACTCAAATTCCCAAGGATCACCACCACTGAATTGTTTAGTACGACCCTTCCAAAGCTCACGAACCAACACGTGATCTTGGAGGTCGGTTTGGAGGTCGGTAAAGGCCCCCCTCTTAATGAGTAGTTGCTGAGTAAGCAACACTGCATCTGCAATGTCCGCGAACTGTAAACTCATTTGCCTGCCCTTTGTTATTATTATTTACGTTGTTTCTACTCGATCTCTCATCAAGTAGTGAAGAGCATCAATAAGAAGCTCTTCTGAATCTCGAAATCCGCCAAGTGCCTTATTACACTTATTACATAACCACCCACGAAAATTATCGGTCTTGCGGGTATGGTCGTGATCCATTGAGAGGCGCCTAAAGCAATCAAGCTCACTCACCCCACAGATAAAACATCTTCCTGTAAACGCAGCTTCAAGTTCCTCAATAGTTGCATCACAGGGTTCATAATCATTCTTTTCAGCATCACTTCTTGAATTTGTGAGGGCTACAGAAAATCTGCCACCTTTATCATACCATTTTGAATAACTTTTCCTACGACTTACTGGATTTTTCTTTCTCCACTTCCTTGTCGCACAATTAGCTTTATCCTTATTTGCTTTTCGCCATTCGCTATCATAAAGTTTTCTACATTCCTTACACTTTCCAAGAAGTCCATCCTTCGCATTCTTGTTTTTCCCAAACTCCCCCAACTCTTTTTCTTGCCCGCACTTAGAGCAAGTCTTCATATGTTAAACCTTTCACTCAGGGCCTGAGCTATCTCTTCTTCAGTTGTCTGTACGCCAGAAGCTTTTTGTCCACCCACTCGCTGGATATGCTGCGAAGCCTGCGATTCTAGACCTTTTGAAAGTTTCTTCTCATGGATCTTCTGGTACTCATCACGTAACACGAGCCTTGCCGCCGAATCAAATACTTCTTCAAACGGCGGCGATTCTAATCCCTGAGCATTATAACCTGAAAGCATAATGCTCATTTGATTCGCAATTGCCTCGCGATTTGCCAATTGCGAACTTCCTCGCTCCAACGAACTATAACCGCCAGTCCCAAGAGCTTCAGAAAAATCTTCTCCAAGTTTAGAAACTTGACTATCAAACTGCCGTTCTATATCTCTAGTCGCTGCCGCCTCAGAAACTTGCGATGTTTCCTCTTGTCGGCCTCGAAGTTCCTGAAGCTCTTCCTGCTGTTGCTTAAGAATATCAGTGTATTGCTCAAGCGTCTTGATTACTTCAGGCTCAAAAGTATCTGGATCTAATTTCGGTAATTTAGCAAACGGATCTTCAACTTCATCGACTTTACTAACATCACCAGCTTCACCAGCCGAAATAGATTCCTCATATCTCTGCTTCCAAGCAGCTTCCCTTTCTTTAACAATTCTTTCGAGCAATTCAGGCGAAAGTCCCTGAGCATCCGCTACAGAAATACCAGCATCCACTGCTCGCCCCAGAAGATCATCGCTAATTACCGGAGGCGCAGATTTAGGCGCAATCTCTGATTCCGACTCCGGCATAGGTTCCTGAATAGGTTCAGAATCTCCTTCTGGCGTCGGTTCCGGATCAGGAGTAGGCGTTGGATCAGGCGCAGGTGCCTCTACAGGTTCTCCCTTAATTTCAGAAGCAGCCTCCCCTAGCTCTAGATCCGCAACTGCCTGCGTAATCTCCTCTTTCATCTCTTCTAATTCATTCTTTTCGTCAGTAGGCATTTCCCTCTCCTAAGAATATGAATTACGATCGTGCATTCCACGAATTTTCAGGGCTTTCTTCCTATGAGCAGCAGAAGTATAAATCGGATCACCATTTGGTGTAACTTCCGTTGAGCAGCCTCTCTCTTTAAGATGTTTACGAAGTTCCCCAGCCTGACTGGCATGAACCCCACTGGCGTAGCATGGCGCCATCGGCCATTTACGAGTCCTTGACTTCACCGGATTATTAGTTCCAATGACCGATCCGCTTACACCTTCTGCTTGATAATTACGAGTTGCAATTACATGTCCAGCTAGAAGTTCCACCCTTTTGGGGGCCTCACCCATTGGAAATTCCAAATCGTGAATTTCCCCATCTTCAGTGCTATAACAGTAGATCATTTTCCTATTATACCCTCCATCATTACAATTGCAATAGGCAAAGTAATCATTAACCAGTTGGACGACCAATAGCAGCCATTTCATCTCTCTGCGGCCGCCCACCCAGGAGAGTTTGCATGAGAATTTGATCTTTCCCTTCTCTAGTGGCACCTGGACGATTAATTCTCACATTCGTCCTGGTAGTATCTGCCGGCATTCTAGTCTCCTCACCGCCAGTCGGCTCTAGTTCCTGCATAAATTGAATCCAATTATTCATTTCTGGAAAATCTGAAAATTTAGCAAGATCTTCAAAGAACTTCTGAATATCAAATGTACCACCTATTTGTTGAATCATTGGCAGAAGCGGAAGCACATATTGCTGCATAATAACCCCAAGTTTCTGGAGTTTAAGTCCAGGCGAATCATCCTGAAGGCTATACACATCAATGTCAAGATCGTATAGATTGAACTTACCACGACGAGCCTGTTGATCCCACAGCACAGGAACACTAAGATCAGTCCCAGGAATTGATTTCTCAAGTTGGCGCCGGCGCACTGGATCATGCCATTCATAATGAGCTAAAGCCCTAAAAATATCTCTCATAAAATCTACAACTTCCGATGCCATATCACGCATCTGTGCACCAGATGCTACGCTCAGAAGTTTATCCTGCCCAAGTGTTTCGGCTTGTGGCGACAAACCACCGAGTGAATCCCAGTTGCCACCAAAGTATGAAGCTAGGTCTTTTGATTGCAGAAAAAATGCCAATGTAGTTGGATCAACACCACCAGCCTTTAATATCTTAGGTTCTGCGCCATGATATGTAATTCCATCACCATCTTTTGCATTTTTGAAACTCTCTACACTTTCTTCATTGCCTCCCTGAAATCCTTGGACAGTTTTTTGCGCATCAGCTTGGTCACCAAGTTTTCGATATAGGGCATTCGCTAATTCATGCAAATCACGCCAAATTGCAACGGGAGGAAGTGGGAGAAGATTCCCAGGAACCTTATCGAATCCTAGCATATAATAAGGCCCACGCTCCGGCCCAGTCCATTCAATAGTTTTCATTCTACGCTTTGATTTTACACTATAAGTTACCATGAGCCTCTCAGTGGGAAGCCATACATCGCGCAACCATATTTTCTTCCTAAAGAGTGATGCACTTTCACCTACTGCAATACCTTCCGCCCGCTCTTCGCCAGCTTGACCAATTATTGTATATTCATCTGGTTCAAGTCCATTTTTATTTTCAAACCATTTAGATTCCATTACATCTTTGTAATCCAACCAATAATCGTTTCCCTCATATTGCCGTTGATCGTAATGCTTAGCTGCCATATCAACAATGTAATCATCTGATGTTACAATATCAACAAATGGAGAACCATAACTATATCCAAGCATTTCACCGACAGTGTGAAGACCAACTTTTGCTACACCAAAAGAAAATAATGCTTCAGTAACTAAACGTTTTAGTGTCGCCTGTAATCTAATTTCTTTTGGAATCTCATTAATTGCAAGCTCTAAATTCGCGGCTGTAGATTTAAGTTCTGGCTCCTTTGTTGACATAAGAACCCTAGGCGCACGCGCAGCAAGCAAACGAACAAAGATACTAATTGCCAATTTAAGGAAATTTACAGGTTGAGTCTTTGTCGCCCCTCCATCGGAATAATGATATCCCAGGAAAAGCTTAATAGCTTCAATGCGCTTTTTTTTAGGAGTTTCCAATTGCCGACCAGACCAGTCGATACTATTTGTAAGCCGATCAAATTGAAATTCATTTAATGGATTAATTTTAGCTACCATTTTTACCACCCCTCCGGTAATTCACGTCCAATTCTTGGTTTATCTTTTTGCCTTTGCTTTATTCGCCACGCAAGTGATCCTATGGGCGCCTTGGGTTTCTGCGGCATTGGCTTACTTTTTCGCTCGGAAAGTCCCCGCCACGCCAATGCGTCAGCAATGACCCGATCACCGTGATTGGCTTTCGCCCCCGACGGATCAATCTTGTCATCTTCGCGAGAATGCGATACACCGCCTTGGGTATTGAAAATATATTCAAGACATTCTTCCAGCGCTTCTTTGGATCGATTAATACATAAACCTTTTTCAATCGCCGCACGATAATCCCCCATAAGAACTAGTTTTGTTTCTTTCGTAGCCGCCCAACCTGGAATCTGCGAAATCTTCCTTGATAATGTTTCCTCTTGCTTACGGAGATAGACATTTCCATAGCCAAGTTCCATAACCCGCGAACCAAATTGTCGTCCAGGACCATTACTCTCCCATACGAGATATGCATTACCCAACCAGCGGGCAATAGCTACTGCTTGTTTTGCAAGTTCTTCGGGACGAATATATGGGTTTACATATTCTAATACCTTCTCATTGGTGGTAGCGTCATACCCACATAGAGCTGAATTAGAAGCTCCCGTCCCGGCGGAGACATCAACACCGAGTACAAACTTATGGTCCTTTAATATATTACCATCTTTATCAAGTAAACACCATAGGTGAATGTGACCATTTTGTTCCTCTCGGAACTTAATTGCTTCCGCAGTAACACTATCGTATTCTAAATTCCCAACAACTACTGGCGGTTTAGCGTACTTTCTGATGGCTTCCTGGATGGCAGCAGTAAGGAAATATTGATAACCGCTACCAAGAAAATCGATATCAAGCTCTTGGGCTATCTCCCTAGAAGATGCAGCACGTTCATGCTCTCCGTCATACCAAGGTGACCGAAGCTTATCGTCCAAAATTGGATTATAATCTTCTGGATAATTCCTCTTATCAATTACCCTTAATTTCCCAGTCCTGGTTGTTTCATATAAACCTCGATTCTTTTTAGGATGTTCACTCCAATGAAATCGAAGTTTCTTTATATTGGTTTGGTGAACATCGTAGTAGGCATTGCCGGTTCCAAGGGGGGTCGAGTTAAAGATTCGACTGTTAGTGGCATCCCTCGTTGAAGCCAACACACGATGGCCCTGTTCGACAGCGGCAAATTCATCAAGAAGAATTGCTGTTCGTCGGTCACCTCTTGCAACTTGTCCTGTGGTAGCTTCTCCATCGATTACGCTCCCATTAAATGGATTAGAAATATGCAACTTCCGGCGGTGGTCATTGCGATTATATCCAGGTGGCATAAGCCATAATGGCAAATTATTATGTAAGAAATCAATTTTCCAAAAGAGTGACTTAGGATTATCTGCATTATCTACATAATTCTCAGTTCGTGAGACCATAAGAAACGATTGCATCTTACGGAAATGCCAAGCCCATTCAAGTGCAAGAATACATAACCAACTTGCGCCCTGGTCTCTGGATTTTTTAATAAGCAGATCATAATTACCAATAGCGCCAATAATCTCTAATAGACCTTGGCGTTGAAATGGATATAAGATAAACGGAAGCTTTGCAAACGGCTGGCACCGAGGATCATATGTGTACACAAAGCCACATACATAAAACAGCGGATCTATAGCGCAAGCTTCCCAAAGAATATCCGCAAACGACGGATCATCGATAACGCGCTGATGAACAACAGCGCGCCACTTGAGATTTGCTATTATCTCAGTTGGGACATAATGAATGAAAGGTGTTTTCATTAAAATAATAACCCCACCGGGGCCATATATGGCAAGTCCAGTGGGGAGGAAATAATTCAGCGTTATCCTCTAAGTCGATGTTTTTTATATCTGCGAAGTTGTCCTGTTGCTCTATTGTCTCGCCAGGTTTGTCGTGTTATTTTTTGTCGATGTGCAACCTTAAATTTAACATAAN